AGTGCTGCTAAGGCCGCTCTACAAGCAGCGCAAGAAAAAGTTACAAAATCTTCTATGGTAAGTGCAGAAGTAGCAACACTTTCCGCAAATTTAAAGGAAGCGCAATCACAACTTGAAGCTGCTGAACAATCATTACCACCCGGTGACCCTCAAATTGAAATTGCTAAAGAAAAAGTATTGGATTTGGTTGCCAAACTTGAGGCTAAGAGTCAAGAGCTATCTTCTCTATAACATAAATACATTATGCCACAATACATAGGATTCAGCACTTTGGGTGCCAATTTACCTAAAACTACCAACGCACCCGCAGGCAACGACGGAGGAACAGGTAATATTATGCGTCCTGTTAATACAGGTAAAAAATTTAGATTGGTTGACCAGCCGCTTGTATTACAAGATTTTGTAAATGCATTAAATATTAGGCAAGGACAAAAAGTAGGTCAGCCTGGATATGGAACCACTCTTTGGTCATTTGTTTTTGAGCCCAATAACACTGACACACAATATAAATTACAAAATGAAATTCGACGAGTTGCTAGTTTAGATCCTAGATTAATTTTAAATAGTGTTGTAGCCTTCCCGCAAGAAAACGGTATATTAATTGAAGTAGAAATGGCAGTAGCTCCATTTAATCAAGCTCAACTAATTAGTTTATTTGTAGACACTAACTCATCACAAATTTTAATCAATAATTCTTAAAAACCGTGGTTTTTAGGTATGATAAATACTTAAAAGAGAAAACATATGGCTACTAGTTCACGGCAATCAGCTTTATTTGGAGTAAATGATTGGAAAGCAATTTACCAAACATTTAGAGAAGCGGACTTTCGTAGTTACGACTATGAAACTTTGCGTAAAAGCTTTATTGATTATTTAAGATTATATTATCCTGAAACTTTTAATGACTTCATTGAAAGTTCTGAATTCATTGCGTTACTAGATGTTATTGCTTTTATGGGACAGGGTCTTGCGTTTCGCAATGACTTAAATACCCGAGAAAATTTTATTGATACCGCAGAGCGTAGAGATAGTGTCATCAAATTAGCTAACTTAGTTAGCTATACTCCAAAACGCAACCTAGCCAGTCAAGGTTTCTTAAAAGTTATTGGTATTCAAACTACACAGAATATTACTGATCTTAATGGAGTAAATTTAGGAAATCTTCCCATATTATGGAACGATCCCGCCAATCCAGTTTGGTTAGAACAATTTAATACTATTATTAATGCAGCATTGATTAATACTCAAAAGATAGGCCGTCCTGGTAATGTAGCAGAATTATTAGGGATAATTACTAGCGAATATACATTAAAAATTCCTGAAAATACATTACCAATCGTACCTTTTACTAGTACCGTTGATGGTATTACTATGAATTTTGAATTGGTAAGTGTTACTAGTATTGATGAAGATTACATATATGAAATACCACCTGCACCATCAGGCACTTTTAATATGGTATATCGCAATGATAAATTAGGTTATGGTAGCCCCAATACAGGGTATTTCTTTTATTTTAAGCAAGGCACTTTACAAAATTATGATTTTGTATTGCAGCAGCAAATTTCTAATCAAGTGGTTAACATAGGGGATATTCAAGGTGTTAATAATACAGATACTTGGTTATACCAGTTAAATGACAATAACGGTACTAGATTGCTTTGGACAAAGGTAGACAATGTATACGCTGATGCTTATCTACAAACTGAATCATCCGAGCGCAAAATATTTGCAGTATCTTCTAGATTTAACGATCAGGTTGCCTACACATTTGGTGATGGTGTGTTTAGCCAAATACCTGTAGGAACTTATAGAGCATATGTTCGTGCCGGCAATGCATTAACATATACTATTGATCCAAACGAAATGCAAGGAATTTCAGTATCAATAAGTTATCTAGATAGATATGGAAAAGCACAAATACTAACGGTAGCATTATCCCTTCAGCTACCTATATCAAATGCTCAAGTTCGTGAACCAATAGCTCAAATAAAACAACGAGCTCCTACTAGGTATTATACACAAAATCGTATGGTAAACGGAGAAGATTATAATAATTTTCCATACACACTATATAGTTCAATAATAAAATCTAAAGCAATTAATAGAAGTTCTATTGGTGTTAGTAAAAATTTAGATTTACTTGATCCTACAGGAAAGTATTCAAGTATCAATTCATTTGCCGCAGATGGCGCCATATGGCAGGATGATTCAAATGGATATTCTTCTCTAACTATTAATGATATCGGCGATATTATTACCTTTTTAACAGATTCTCTTAATGTAATATTAGCTGATAATAAGGTAATACAGTACTATGTACAAAATTATCCTCAATATTCAATTAATCAAGTAACTGACGATGGAAATATATTTTGGCAAACTAGTTCAGTGGATGCTAATTCATTAACTGGTTATTTTTATGAGTCTACTAATAATAACGAGTTTCCTATTCCAATTGGTGTATTTTCTACTGGTAATGTTAAGTATGTTACTCCAGGAGCATTAATAAAGTTGGTTGCACCAATTGGATATTATTTTGATTCTAATAATCGTTTGATAAGTGGTATAGCTAGTCCAAGCGATCAAACTTTTATATGGACTACAGTACAAATTGTAATTGGCGATGGATATAATAACGGGTTAGGTTCTTTTAGTAATGGATCAGGTCCTGTTACTTTAACTGGTTATGTACCAGCGGGAGCACAGATAACAACTGTACTACCTTCATTTGATAATTCATTATCTAATTCTATTATTCAGGAGTGTAGGGTTTTAATGGAATTACAGCAAAATTTTAGTCTTGTTTTTAATAATGCGTTGACAATTGCAGAAGATAGATGGAATATTAGAGAATATAATGATGCGAATTATGTAGTCAATTTTCTAAGCTTAGGAAATAACAAATATACTATTAGTTATAAATCAGTGGGATATTATTTTGGTAGTGTAAAAGATACTAGATTTACTTTCGATAAAAATCATTTGGTTTATGATCCGCTAAGTGGACAAATTTTACAAGATTTTGTAAAAATATTAGCTACTAATACACAACCTAATAATAATTATCCATTGTCAAAAGATGTTCAAATAAACATTGTGGGACAAACAGTTGAAAGTGATGGTTACATAAATGATTTTGAAGTGGAAGTGGCTAGCACCGATATTAATAATCAAAATTTAATAATAAATCCTGTATTTTTTGAAACAGTTACTGGATATATACCAAATGGCTCAAACACTGGAATTTATGTATTTTTTGAACTAGTAGAAGATGCTATTAACCTTTCACGATATCAACTTATTCCTAGTTCATTGGTTGTTCAATATCAAACAAAAGCTCAAATTGAGGTTGTAAAATATGATTATCCTTTAGGTCAAATATTTTATGCATACAGTGAAAATAAATTTTATACTTCAGTGCAAAATAATAATGTAACTAATCTATTTTACACATTGGTTGAACAACCGCAATACTCGGTTAAACCAGGTAGGCAAGGTTTACAGTTTCAATATCGTCACAATAGTAATAATACCACTCGAATTGATCCTGCAACTACCAACATTATTGATTTATATGTTGTTACACAGGCATATTATACTAATTATCAAAAATATATTCAAGATACTACAAACACTGTCCCTATGCCATCCAAACCAACAATTGGCGAATTAACACAAGATTACGGCGAAGTTAATAACTATAAAATGTTATCTGATAGTGTAATATTGAACAGTGTTACATTTAAACCATTATTTGGACCTAAGGCTGCGCCCAATCTTAGAGCTACAATCAAGGTTATAAAAAATAATGTAAATGTCAGTGATAGTGAGATCCGCAGTGCGGTACTTACATCGATGAATAATTATTTTAATATTAATAATTGGAATTTTGGAGACACTTTTTATTTTTCTGAATTAGCAGCCTATTTACATGATCAAGTTGGAGAGTTCATTAGTTCTGCGGTACTAGTTCCAAACGATCCTACGTTGAAATTTGGGGATCTATATGAAATTAAATGTTCCCCCTATGAAATTTTTGTTAATGCTGCAACATCCAATGATGTATTAGTTATTTCTGCTCTTACTCCTGCTGAATTACAAATCGGATAAGTATATTATATGGCAACTAGAATTCGCACCTTAAATTTTCTACCTGAAATATTTCAGACCCCCACCAATGCTCAATTTTTAGCAGCAAGTTTAG